ATGAAAAGAATTAAGTACTTTAGTTTGTCTGAGTTCATAAACTCAACAACTGCAAAACGTTTGGGTATTGATAACACCCCAACTTTTGAGGTAGTAGACAATTTAAACCGTTTAGCGGATTACTTAGATAAAATCCGTGAAAAGTTGGGTAAACCTATCTTAGTAAATAGCGGTTTTCGTTGTCCTGTATTAAATAAAGCAGTTGGCGGTGTGGCTAATAGTCAACACTTAAAGGGTTTGGCTGCTGACGTTGTTTGTAGTGATATGGAAACCTTAGAAAAGGTTATAAGAGAAACAGGCGGTTTTGACCAATTTATTAAAGAACACCGCAAAGGGTCTACGTCTTTTTGGTATCACATTTCAGTTTGTAACCGTAACGGTAAACCGAGACAACAGGTTATAATGAATCTAGAAAAGAAATAGTTATGGAAAAATCAATAGAAATTTTGTTGAAAAATATTAAAGTCTCAACAGAAAATTTGCAGCACATAGCAGAAGAAACAACAGGAACAAACGGTATGCTTTTAAATTCTGTTATCGAAACATTAAAGGCGCAAACCTTAGTAATAAAAACTATTTCTTGCAAACTTGATGAAGAAACGGCAAAGAAAAACCGTGCTTTAGATTTTATTTGTAGCAAAGGTTTAGCTTATGAATTTTCTAATAAAAAATAAGAAAACAGGCGGTAACATCTTTACCGCCTGTTTTATTTATAGATAAACACCGTTTGCAAGTTGTGAAACAATTTCATTAAATTCATCTACTAACATATTACTGTCTGTAGTTAAGTTAACGTTTTCAAACTGTGAAAACCCTGTAACGTCCCCAATACGTTTTTGCTCTGTTGTGTTATTTACAGGAACATTCAACGGTTCAAAGTATTTAATATTAATATAAGGTTCTAACCCCATTAAAACCGTGTTGGTATCACTCAAATCTCCAATAGTACTTATCTCATCATTCGCCAACGTTTTATAAATAATTTCGCTGCTACAGTTTGCCGTACCGTTATTAATAGTAATACCGTCACATGATAAATTATAGGCACAATAACCTGTAATTAAATCTATGTCGTAACTTAAATTTAGTTCTTTTCCGATAAAATCACTATCCACAGGAACAAAACCGACAAACGGTATGAAACATTGTATTGTAGCGTTAAAATCGTTGCTGCTATTAGAGTTAACAGGTAATAGCACATTTCCGAAATTTACGTGTACCTTTGAATCGTCAACGCTATTTGTATTAATACTTGTATCAAAGTTAGCCAACTTTAAAGACGTTGGGGAAACGTTCGGTACGTCCACATAAACTTTATGTAACCTGTTCACATATTTACCAATATCGTAATACTCATATTCGTAATTTTCATTTAACTTTTTAGTGAAACGAATTTTTGAGAAATCATCTAAAGTCTTTGTGTCTACTAGATACACGTTAATACTACCGTAACCTGTTACTTCTGTGTCGGGGACTGTTCCACCTAACAGGGTAAAAGTTGAATCACTTACTTTTTCTCTGTCGTTAGGAAACGTAAAAGTTAATGTTGCGGTTTTACCGTTGTTACTCAGAACAAAAGGGTGTTGTTCTGCTCCACCTGTTAACGGTTCCCAATTAGCAACAGGCAAATTATCAGCGTCAAAATGAGTTTTACCGTTTGCCGTTGCAATAACGTTAACAGTTTCGTTTTCGATGTAATAAGGTTTTAACCCTGTTACGTTGCACCCTGTCATATTATTAACAGTTGTGCAAACCAAACGGTAAGCACCCGACAAAGTAACCGTTGTTCCCTGTTTTACATCATTTAATGATATATTTATAACGTTGCCCGAAAAATCAGGCACAACTGTTTTCGTTTCACCGTTAATATCGGTATACTCAACAGACACCCCCACAAACTTTGCATAATCACTATTACCTGTAACAGTTATAGAAACGTTTGTACCGTCCACGGTGTGCGTTTCCTCACAATTACCTGTAATATTATTTATTATCTCAGTTTCCTTTTCGACTGTTTGACCTGTGAAAACCCAACCTAAATTTAAATTATCTAAGACGTTACCAACAATTTGTCTAGCAACAGTCAAATTGTCGTTGTAATCAAAACTTTGATTTATATCATTAAACAATGTATCTTTTACAAACTTGTAACCGTCTTTAGCTTTTATTGTAATTTTAAATTTTCCAAAAGTTTTATCGTCTTGTACAAAGTTATCACCTGTATAATATTGCTCTAAAGTACTATTAGGTACGTTATTAACTAAATTACCTAAAGTAATTTGCTCATCTAAGTAATTTGTAGAATAACCTTTAATAGTTATTTTTGCGCTATAACTATATGGAAATGTTTTAGTAATTGTTTCAGTACTACCGTTAACAGTTTCAACAGTAAATGTTTTATCGTGAAAATGAGAATCGGGGTCTTGAAACAATACGGTAAAGCTTTCACCGTTCCAAACGTTATTAGCTTTTAATTTAAAAGTCCCGACAACATTAAATCCTTTTGGTGTAAATGTTTTATCAACACCACATAAAGAATCTTTTTCTATTTTTAAACTCATAACTAATTACCTTTAATAGTTACCATTATAATATTATCTTTATCACTAAATAACCCTTTATTAGGAAAATCTAGCTTTTTCAGTTTAGGGCGCAAATCGTAATTATTCTCACGGTTTGACGCATAATTATTTACGTTTGCACCCTTTGTTAACGTGCCTGTAGAATCTAAGATTTTATCTTTGTACGTCATTAAAACGTCTGTGCGCAAATAAACCGTGCAAATATCACCGTTTTGTTGTATCTCAGACACAAAGTAATATCGGTGTAAACTTTCGATATAAACATAATTAAACGTTACTACGTTATTTGTACGGAAACGGATAACAGGTTCTAATATGTTTACAGTTGAATTTAACACACCTGTGTATTCTTCGTTTTCCTGTAACGTCTTATTAACCCTGTTAGGTTCACCGTTATAATTATAAGTTTTTATCAGCATACCACAAAAAATTTAAAAAGGGTGTGTCCCTGTGCTATCGACTACAGGAAACACACCCCCAACAGTTAAACAACAAAACTTAGGCAACAAAGAACACAACAAAGTTTTCGTTGGTGTCATTGAAATAGCCAGCGTCAAACTTGAAATAGTTGTTGAAGAACTCAGCCTTTGCGTTGTAGTTGGTGGTTACTCGCTTGTCCAAATTAGTAACGCCCAACGCATCACGGTCAAACATCACACCCAACACACCGCTAACAGAAACGTTTGCACCGCTAGCACTCTTAACGTCAATCTTTGACGTATTCTCAAAGGCATAATTTTTACCTGTTGCTTGCCAACTTGCGACAGTCTCAGCCTGTGGCAACAGAACGTTCTCGCTGTTGAACGTGTCGGCGTACAGGTATGCTTTAGCAGCTGCTGCGAAATCAGACAACAGAACGGTGTGCAAAACGTCTTTCGGTGTGAATCGCTCCTTACCGCCAACGTTAAACAGGGTTGAAATTGTCTGCAAACGGTCTGAGTACAATCCCATAACATAAGCAGCAAAACGGATAAAGTCGGGTGTTGTTATCGCTGCTGCTGCAGTCAAGTGTGCACCTGTCTTATCGTTGTAAAGTTTCAACAGGTTAACGCAACGAACAGTACTAGCACTTGAATAGTCTACTGTTTCATGTGTTGACGGTACGAAACCGAAAGCGGTTTTGTCTGCGTCCAACGTCTCAGCAATCATGTTATTAATTGTGCGCATGATTAAAGCGTCTGTCTTGATAGTCATTGACTTGTCAACTGCTGAGTAAATCATTGACAGGAAACCGTTCATCTGTTCTGCGCTGCTGAAACTTTCTTTCACCTGTCTTTCTGTGATAGATACAGGAACCTCAAAAGTTACCTTTGAGTTAAAGAATTTAGCGGTGACAGTCGGTTTGTGAAAAACGTCCTGTTTGTACTCTTTACCGTCCTGTAAGTTCCATGTATCGTTTTCTTCTGCGTCAGGCACATCAGCAGAAATCTTTTCCAATACAGAACCGAATTCCCAAGCATCCATAAGCACACTTGGAACTTTACCCGAATAAGGGCGGTTCACGAATACCACTTTACCGATGTGGTTCACCAACGATTTTACATAATTGTCAACTGCGTTTTGGTTGAATACTTCGTTACCCAAATCGACTAAACCTGTAAGGTCTTCGTGAACAAGTTCTGTATTACCCAAAACTTCACCCGATACGGTGTTAACTAAACTATAAATCTGCTTTACATTCATTTTTATAAAAATTTAAGTAATTAATAAATATCTACTGTTAACTCTTTTGCAAGTTCTGTTATCACTTGCGTTTTGAAATTAGTTTTGCGCAAACTCATTTCTTTTTGAATAATTTCACTAACAGGAACACCGCCCGACAAACTGTTCTTAACAACCGTCTTCGTACCTGTTTCTTGTCTGTTTCCTGTAGAGTCTCTTTGTTGTTTTGTGTCATTTCCGAAATCTCCATTATTAAACGTTACACTTGAATCGACTGTATTGTTATTCCCTGTTTCGTCCACGGTGTTATTTACCGTTTCAGTTGTCTTTTCTGTTACAGGGCTTAACACGTCATATTCTTTATTAAACACTTGAATCTGTTTTTGCCATTCGTCAGACTTGACTGTAATAATAGTTTTTACAATATCGTTTGCAGTTTCGTTTGTGATAGCATTAACCAAAGTTCTGTCCCCATATTTGAAACGAAAATCAATATCAATTATTTTTGGGTCGTCTGTCCCAAATATTGAATCGTACAAAACAGGAAACAGTGGTTTAAAGATTTTTTCAAATAAACCGTTTTCAGTTGTGAACAAATCATTTATTTTCATCTTTGTTTTCTTTTTCTTCTGTTTCTTCTGTTTCTTGCGTTTCTTCTGTTTCCGTTTCCGTTTCTTCTGTTTCTTCTGTTTCTGTTTCCGTTTCTTCTGTTTCTTGCGTTTCTTCTGTTTCGTTTTCCGTTACAGGGTCAACGTCTTCTTTTTCGGTGTGGTCGTGTCCGTCTTCTGTTGCTTTGAGTAACGACAAATAATTTTCGTGCTCAATTTTCCAACTTGACCCTAAAGTTACGGTTATTTCTGTACCGAACATTTCGTTAACACGTTTCACACCCTCAACACGTTCTTTTAACATTGAATCGACAAATGGCATTAAAGCGTCTATATTCATTGAAACTTCTTGCGTGTTCAACCGCTCACGTTTCATGTTATAGTTTGCGTTCAAACCCAAATCGTTAAACATGCTAGCTTTGTAGTACTGCAACAGTTCAATTAATTGCCCGATTTGTTGGTTTCCCTGTGTTGGCGGTGTCTGTAAGTTTACACCTTTGAAAAAGGCATTTTCACCGATTACAGAAAAATCACCGTTCAAAATCTTTTGCAAAAACAATTCTGCACTCTGTTTGGTCTTGTCATCGCTAGCAGATATTAACATCGTGATACGTGTTAAAATGCTAGCCAAATTAAGCGTTATTGTTGCGTCTGTGTAAAGAACACCATATTTTCCGATAATAGGCAAAAGTGAATCTGCAAACGGTGTGTTATTGATAACTATAATATCCTCATCAATTTTAAACGTTTTGTTCAAATTTAGCCACGGATTTGCGACAACATAATATTTTCCGTAACCATAAGCGTCACACTTACCACCTCTTGAACCCTGTAAGGCATACAAATTACCGTCAACTTCTGCTATACCGACGTTACCCGATGTTTGCAGAATCTTTTCAAGTTCAACAGGTGGAACAGTTTCGGGTGTTCCTGTGTATTCAAAAATTTTAGAAGTCATGCAAAGAACACGTTGCATAAATGTAAATAATGCAGAATCTTTGTCTTTAACTTCTTTTTGATACCTGTTATATAAGTTTTCTTTTTTCATTTACTTAATTAGTGTTTTAATTAAGGTACAAAGTTCTGTCAACACCTTAGTGTTACTTTGTACTGTTTCATTTAACTTGTCGGTTTCGTTTTGATGTCTTTCGTTCTGTTTTTCCATATAGAAGAAAAGAGCGACACACACCGCAACAGGAAAACCAACGTTACTTATTAATGATACAATTTCGTTTATATCCATATAGCAAATTTTAACTTTGTTATTTCATGCTGCAAAGATAGTTCTTTTATTTGGTTAAACCAAATAAAACAGGGGAAAATTGTTTCACGTGAAACATTTTTAACCCCTGTTAACAGATATTAAGTAATAATGTTACTGCGTGCACTTGCCATTAAATAGTTACGCACAATTTCACCTATTTCGTTGTTTTGGTAAAATACCTTATCGGTGGCGAAATACTTTGTTATCTGCTGCTCCACATAACTTGCGTTACTTAACAACTTTCGTTTGTAGTTTGGTTTTCCGTTCATCTGCAACGAATATATCAAACTATTTTCCGTGTCCTTAATCGGGGTTGTTTTGTTGTGGATATATATAAAATTGTTAACCCCTGTTTTGTCCTCAACCTGTATCACGTTACCCTGTAGGGTCATTTCGTTAAACTGAATATAGAAGACAAACAACACGTCATTTGGTTTATATTTTACAGGCAAATGAGGATATACTGCTAGTTCCCATTTACCGCCTGTAATCATCTGCAAATTCTCATTATCGAAACAGAAATATTTGTTACTAGCTTTATGCTTGACAATAGTACTACAATATTCTACTGCTACCGTTGCACCGTGTTCACCGAAACGGTAAATATCAATAGTTCCCTGTTCCATTATTCGTACCTGTTTCAACCCCATTTCTGTAAAATAAGGGCAAAATTGGTTGACGGTGTTACCTAACATAAATACTTTAACATCATTTCTTTGACGAATAATTGTGCTCAACAGGTTCATATATAACATAAACTCATCGGGTAAATAATAACGTCTTGTAAGGAACTCATCGAAAACAATAGTAGTTATATTCGGGTAACTGCTAGATTTTTCGTGTTCCTGTTCTGAAAGACAAAAACCATAACAGAACGGTGTGTTTTCAGGCACACGCTTTTTCGTTTCGGGGTCATAGAACGAAAGAAACCATTTTCCCGAAACATAAAACACTTCGTTAAACTTACCGTCTGTTAGTTCCTGTATCACACCATTTGTTACGTGATTTGCAAATAAACTCTCAGCACGTTTTCCCCTTAAATCCTCACGCCAACGGCGAATATAAGCCATTTGTTTTCCTGTTTTCAGATATTCTTTGATACCATACAACAGGGTGGCATAAGTTTTTCCGTTTGAACGTTCACCGAAAATAACATTGTAATCTGCATTTTTTGATAAAATACGGTTTAAACTGTAAAATTTCGGTGTTTCCACTTTTTCTTTTTTCTGTTTCATATTATTCCTTTTTTAATCTTATTCCCATTAAATAATTTATATAAAGTACTGAAAGACTAAGTGTGTAACCTGTTGGTTCTAAGTGTACCCCTGTTACTGTGTCGTAACTTGAAATAACCCCTGTATAGTCTTTTATTGTACCTTTCTGCTCATAGTCTATATATGTATGAATATTTTTACCTGTTGCCGTTGGCGGTATGTCTAAGTAATTGGTGAAAGCGTCAAAGATACCGTTTTCCCCAAATGTATCTAACATGTAGGGGATAGCAGATTTTTTGTTTACACCCGAAACGGTCATACTGTATCGGTAACTTTTACCGTCTGCGAATAAAGCGTTTTCTTCTTCAACCATATATCTTTTAGCACCTAAAGTTTTAAAACGGTCATACCGTCCCTCATAGTCCCACACCCCAAGCGGTTTGGCTATTCCTTTAATTGTTACAGGTTCAACCTTTTCAAAGGGTATTTTGTGAAACTTACATGCAGCACGCAATTTTCTTTGGGCTAGTTCATTATATAACTTGAAATACTCTTTGTGTGCGTCACCGTTCATTATTTTAACGCTATCCGTATCACTATAGATATAATCGTCCCCACATTCTGAAATACCTGTAAATAGGTTACGTCTAGCATAAGCAGTTACATAAATACCCCACGGGTAAAAAAGAAACCTGTTTCTACTGTCATTGTATTTGCTTAACATTTCTAACTGTTTTTCACCTGTTAGGTGTTCCACGTCCCAAGTTTCACCGTCACATAAAATTTCATCACGCAAAGGATTTGTAACGCACATACCGTAACAACTGTTTAGCATTTCTTTGCTATTCAAGTATTCAACTTCTTTTCCCTTTACACCCTTTAGTTTTGTTTTCATTTCATACAGGTGCAAAATTGATTTCACAAACTCAGTTGGTAAATATTCTTTTCTGTAACAAATCATTTTGCCTATTCGTATACGCTCCCAAGTGTAAAATTGTGAAAAGACTTTAAAGTCTATTTCTGTTATAGTCATACATATTTTACTAGCACAAACTAAACGACCGTTATTTTCAGAAACATTTTCTTTCACGAAACACTTACTTACCGATATGGGGTTTTCGTTTTCTGATTTCGCAAAAATGTTTGTTATCTCAATATCAAAGACACAACAAAATTTGCTAATCATAAACTCGAATTGTTTCATAGACTTAACAGGGACAAAAACCCCTGTACTCATCGGAAACTTTTCAGATACCATAACATAGGGGTAACTACTTGTAAAGTCGTAACTATCTACGTTTTCTATTACTGAATCGGTATACTTTGCGTTTGCATGAGTGAAACCACCAGAGAAAGAACGTTGCAACATTTCGAATTCTTCGATACCCGTTATATTTAAATCGTGTATTTTATCGAAATACTTAAAGTTTGGTGTTGTCTTGCCTGTTTCTTCGTCTGTTTTCTTGAAACATACAGAGCGACAATATTTGCGAACAAAACCTGTTTTTGTCAAAGGCAATTTGGTTATTCCATTGTAACGTTCTATTAATTCCTGTACGTAACACATAACCACCTTTATATCATTCAAACAATAACCAATTTCTTTTTGGGTTAACGGTGTTTGACTGTGACGCAATAGGCTATAGTCTAAATCCCCGACTAACTTTGCACACTTGTAAGTGTGTAACTGTTCGCCCAACTTTGCCAACGAATAACCCGATAACAGGTAACTACATCTAAACTCTAAACCGTCTTTAGTTATTCCGTAAATCGGTTTGCGTAAATCTATAGAGAAAACTTTTTCCCATTGTAACAATTCACGGATAAATTGAAACTCATAAGCCAAATTGTGAACGTAAATAATAATACGTCTTTTTTGGTTTAAATCTAGCAAAGTTACTATCTCAGACAACATTTTAATAAATTCGTCCCAAGTTCTACCTATTACGCAAAAACCGTTTATTCCAAATTGCCAAACATACATTAAAGAACACTTTTCCATTTTGGTTTCTTTACCGCCCAATTTTATATATCGGTCATAACTGTATGTTTCACCGTCTGCGTCCCTATAGAAAGATGTAGTTTCAATATCGAAAGACACAGGCACATTAAGGAACTTTTCGCCCTTATTATTGCCTGTAAAATTCTTTTCGTTAACCGCCAAAGATAAAACCTTTGCAATATCTTTTGGGGTGTAAACTTCTGCATGTAGTTCAAAGGGTATCTTTTTCATTATAAACCGAAATCTTTAAAAGCGTCTAATATTTTTTGTACTGTATCTTCGACAACATCACCTACATTGTCAATACTATTTTGTAAGTTATTGCCAATCTTTACAGCGTCACTTTCGATTTGGTCTGATACGTCTCTTGCGTCCTGTTCAAGTTCACCTGTAAAGTCTTTATATTGCATAAGGTATTGTTCCAAAAATTTTTGGTCTGATACGCTAGCAATTTTACCAATTAACTTTTCTTGCATTAAAGAAAACTCATCATCTGATAACTTATAAGTTTTCTTTAAATGTTTTGCGTATTCATTCGTACCTGTTGCGGTTGAGGTTGGCTGCTGCAAAAATGCTATAGCCTTTGAATATTCAATTTTTAAATCTCTCCATTCGTGTTTCATTGAAAATTTTGAATACCCTTTTACGTCACCTTTATTCAACGCTACAACTGCAGGAGAAACAACACCATTTTTCTCGATATTCTGTATACGTCTATTTGCCCGTTGAAACACTTTGGCAATTTCTTTTCTTAAACTGCTGCTGCTTTCAATAGCGTTTATGATTTCTTTTTTGACGTGCGCCTTTTTCGTTGCCCGAAAGGTTCTACCGCTAAAGCCTATAGGATTTTTGTTTGCCATAACTTTTTAATTTAAATGAAACAAAACAGGGATAACAATAAAACTACTGTTACCCCTGTGAAATTATAACCCTTTACTTACATGACTACTTGTCTACAAAGGTAATACCGTAACACTTTTTAGAATGAGAATCGTATTCATAAATTGTGTAACCTACCTTATTTGCCTTTATAGCCTCTACCGCCTCACTATCTGCGAGAATCTCACGAATCGTGTCACCTGTGAACTGTGGCAAATTTACCAAGCGTTTGTTTTCTGCGTCAATTATTACAGGCGAATCACCTAAAGGGGATTTGTGAACGTACAAACCATTGATAGGGTGCACCACATCACCGCCACCGTCCTTTTCACTGTTGTAGATGTCGGTCAACTTTACAAACGGAAAATCGGTTGTGTCAATACCGAAACTTGTTTTGTTGAACTTACTTGCAAAACTAAAACCTTTAACCATAACTTAAATATTTAACGTTAAACTTATTGTTACTTGATAATGTGTGTTACTCTGCTACGTTGTCAGAATCTCCACATTCTTTCATACCGTTTGCAACCGCAAACTCATTCAACCACTTCTTAAAGCGGTTCAACTTGATAACCGCCTTATCGTCTTTAGAGACTTCGTTAGAAGTCATCAAAGCGTTAACACTTGTAATACAGTTAAAAATAGTTTCTTCAAAATTCTTGTTCATAATTACCTTAATTTAAATTGTTAAACTTATTGTTTCTAAAACACGGTGCAAAGATACGTCAATTTTATATATACCGCCTTGCCGTCCACGATCTGCGGCATTCCGGCGTTGGGCTTGGCAATGAGCGGCACCCGGGCATATTCCCGCAGCCGCCGCAGCTGCACCAGCATCTCCTGCGGCCCCGCCGAGCAGTTCAGACCGAAGGCGTCGATGCCCATGCCCTGCAGCACCACCAGCGCCGCCGTCACATCGCCGCCGGAGATGCTGCGGCCGTTCTCATCGCAGGTGAAGGTGACAAAAATAGGCTTGTCGCTGACGCTGCGCACCGCCAGCACCGCGGCGCGGGCGTCGGACAGCGTCATCATAGTCTCGATGACGAACAGATCCACACCGGCGCTTTCCAGGCCGGCGGCCTGCTGGGTGTAGATATCCACCAGCTCCTCGAAGGACACGTCGCCCAGCGGGGCGAGGAACGCGCCGGTGGGGGAGAGATCCCCTGCGTGCAGCGCCCTGCCGCCGGAGGCCTGCTCCGACAGGGAGGCCAGACGGCGGTTATAGTCCTCCGTGCGGTTGAAGATGCCGTGCTCCTCCAGCTTGCGCCGGTTGGCGCCGAAGGTGGGGGTGTACAGCACCTGGCTGCCGCTGTCTACATAGCCGCGCTGGATGTCGATGATGGCCTCCGGGTGCTCCAGCGTCCATTGTTCGGCGCACACATTGCCGGTATAGCCGCGCTTTTGCAGCTCGGTGCCGGTGGCACCGTCCAGTATCAGGGGAAAATGAAGCTCCATATTCTTACCTCCGCGTAACAGGCTCATACGTCATGCCGCCGGTAAAGGCGTCGGCAAAATCCGCCCGCCCGGACAGCTCTATGTACCGGCAGCGCTCTGCCGTTTGCAGCGCGTCCGCCATGCGTGACGCATCCAGCGCCAGCATGGACGCACCGGCCAGCGAAGCGTTGCCTATGCTGTGCAGCCTGCCGGCGGGCAGCTGGGGCAGCATACCGATGGCGGCGGCGCTGGCGGGATCGAGATACACGCCGAAGCCGCCGGCCAGATATACGCCGTCCAGCTCCGCCAGCGTGATGCCCTGCTGCGCCAGCAGCACCTGCACGCCGGCGGTCACCGCCGCCTTTGCCAGCTGTAACGACCGCACGTCTCCGGCGGTGAGAT